CAGCACGGTAGGCTTGCCAATCAGGATTCCCGGTGAAGGTATTTATTGCCCCAACGGTGTTTACGTTGGCCTTGGTAATTCTGTAACGGCGACAATTTATTATGGCTAAGTCACCAGCATGGCAGAGGAAAGAAGGCAAGTCCGAGAAGGGCGGCTTGAACGCCAAAGGCCGAGCCTCTGCGAAAGCGCAAGGCATGAACTTGAAACGTCCCCAGCCAGAAGGCGGCTCCCGGCGAGACTCTTTCTGTGCGAGGATGAGCGGCATGAAAAAGAAGCTGACCAGCGCGAAGACGGCAAACGATCCGGATTCACGGATCAATAAGAGCCTACGGGCTTGGAACTGCTGATATGAGCGATGCTATTCAAACTGCCCGTGAACTCGCTACGCATGCGTCTGACATTAAGCATTTGCAAGATGATATGGACAGGATGTTGGAGAACATGAAGGCTATGCAGGCAACGCTGTCTGCTATCGACAAAACGTTGTCTGAGGCCCGTGGTGGCTGGAAGGTTTTGATGTTAGTCGGTGGAGCTAGTAGCGTTGTAGGCGCAGGCTTAGTTCAGCTTGTTAACTGGTATGCAGGAGGCAAGTAATGCCTAGCACAAGTAAGAAACAACATAATTTCATGGCAGCGGTGGCCAACAACCCATCGTTTGCTAAGAAAGTAGGAGTCCCACAGTCCGTGGGCAAAGAATTTTCCAACGCGGACAAGAACCGCAAATTTTCAAAAGGTGGTGATATGAAAGCAGAAATGATGAAAAAAGGTGGCATGCCCATGAAAATGAAAGACGGCAAAAAAGTGCCTATCTTCATGAACAAAGGCGGTATGGCTGCATCATCCATGGGTAAAGTTAAAACTGCGGCTCCTAGCAAAGACGGTGTTGCTGTCAAAGGCAAAACCAAAGGTACGCAGGTCAAAATGGCCGGTTCTGGTGTCCCCGGTGGCATCGGTTCTCGTGTAATGAAAAAGGGCGGCAAAACTTGCTGATCTAAGGAGTTCCAAATGAGTCCAGCAGAAAAACAAGCGCGGGAAGAAATGGCTGACCGCAAAATGCAAGACGCCACTGACAAAGCGTATACAAAGTCTTTGACTACTACTGAATACGCGCCTGAGAAAAAAGACCCGCGTGACGCAGTTCGTGGTCAAAAAGGGTACGCTAAAGGTGGTTCTGTTGGCTCGGCTTCTAAGCGGGCTGATGGTTGCGCTGTCAAAGGCAAAACTCGCGGCACTATGATCACTATGAAGGGCGGCGGTTACGCCTGTTAAATTATGATGGCATCCCGTGGTATGGGCGATATCCGCCCCTCAAAAATGCCCGGCGCTAAGACAAAAGCGCGGCGGGATGACACTGATTTCACCCAGTTCAAAGAGGGCGGTAAGGTAAACGCCGCTGGTAATTACACGAAACCTAGTCTGCGAAAGCGGATTGTGTCGCAGGTAAAAGCCGCAGCAACGCAGGGCACTGGCGCAGGTCAGTGGTCAGCGCGTAAAGCACAGCTTGTTGCCAAGAAGTACAAGGCGGCTGGCGGGGGTTATCGAGATTGAAAGCGCCTCAAAAATCCCTAAAGGATTGGGGCGACCAGAAATGGAGAACCAAAAGTGGAAAACCGTCTAGTAAAACGGGTGAGCGATATCTTCCAGAAGCTGCGATCAAAAGTCTCAGCCCTGCTGAGTACGCTGCGACGACCAAAGCCAAGCGGGCAGGAAAAGCCGCCGGAAAACAATTCGTAGCCCAACCCAAAACAATTGCAAAGAAAACCGCAGGGTATAGATAATGGCTAAGACCACCGGAACCACAGCTTTTGATCTCGACATGAACGACCTCATTGAGGAGGCGTTTGAGCGTTGCGGTCAAGAACTTCGCACGGGTTACAACTTCCGCACAGCGCGGCGGTCGTTGAACCTGCTGACGATTGAGTGGGCAAATCGTGGTTTGAACTTCTGGACTGTAGAACAGGGCCAGATTCCAATGGTGACGGGTCAGGCTATATACCCCATGCCTACGGACACAATCAATCTCCTAGACATGGTTATACGCCAAAGTAACGCCACATCTAACCAGATCGATATCAACATCAGCGGTATTTCAGAATCGACCTACATGAGTCTGCCAAACAAGTTGGCACAAGGTCGCCCAATTCAGGTCTGGTACAACCGTCAGTCCGGTCAAGAGAACAGCACTACGGTTACCCTTAACGGAACTATTTCATCTACAGCCACCACAATTACGTTGTCTAATGTGGATGGTTTGACCACTGCTGGGTTTATCAAAATTGATAATGAAACCATCAGTTACCCCAACGTAGACCCTGTAAACAACCAGTTGTTAAACTGTGCTCGTGGACAGAACGGTACAACCGCTGCAGCGCATACTACTGGTGCAGCTATAACCGTGCAGAACCTACCTGCTATCAATGTGTGGCCTACACCTAACGCCCCCGGGGATCAGTACATGTTTGTGTACTACCGCATGCGCCGTATTCAGGACGCTGGCTCTGGTGTAACTGTCCAAGACATTCCATTCCGCTTTATCCCCTGCATGGTGGCAGGATTGGCCTATCTGTTGAGCATGAAGTTGCCAGATGTTGATCCAAACCGTGTAATGGGTCTAAAGGCTGAGTATGAACAGCAGTGGGAATTGGCCCAGTCGGAAGACCGCGATACCTCTCCGTTGAGGTTTGTGCCAAGGAATTTGTTCTATGCCTAATCGGTTTGCTTCCGGTAAGCATGCAATTGCTGAATGCGACCGTTGTGCGCAGAGGTACATGCTCAAGGAACTAAAGACACAGACAGTCAAGACTAAGCCATTTAAGGTCAAGGTTTGCCCCGCATGCTGGGATCCCGATCAGCCGCAGTTGCAACTGGGTATGTATCCAGTCAATGATCCGCAAGCTGTGCGTGAGCCGCGTCCTGATGTGAGCTATCAAGTCTCTGGTCAAAGTGGCTTACAGATTCTGTTAACGGATAGCACCACTCAAGATGGGTTTGGCTATCCAGAGCAAGGCAGTCGGGTGTTTCAGTGGGGGTACAACCCTGTTGGTGGCGCAAGAAGTTTTGATACGCTTTTAACGCCAAATAACTTGGTGTTAGCGATAGAACTTGGTACAGTTACGGTTACAGTTACATAAGGAGCCTGAAATGGACAAAGCAGATTTGAAACAAGACAAGAAGATGGTAGCTGGAGCCGTGCACAAGCACGAGAAAAAGCTACATCCCGGTCAGCCTATGACAAAACTTGCCAAAGGCGGCAAGACAAACGCTCAGATGAAAGCTCTGGGTCGTGGTTTGGCCAAAGTGGCTAACCAGAAGAAGTCTTCCTTCACCTATAAAAAAGGAGCTTGATATGGCAACTTTTAGCAAAAAGATGATGGGTAAAGAAGTTGGCGATGCCAGCGTTTATGCTCCGCCCCACAATATGAATGGTGAAGCTGGTGTAGACATCAAGAACAGTGGCTATAACGGTGGTAACCGTTTGACCGCTAATGATGTGAACATGTCTGTTGGTAACATCAGTCGTGACCCATACAAAGAGCCAAAGACTTCTGGTATTAAAATCCGTGGTACTGGCGCGGCTACCAAAGGCGTGATGGCGCGAGGCCAAATGGCTTGATATGAATTACACCGAACTGTTCAATAACATTCAGTCGTACACGGAAAATAATTTTCCGGACTTCGCCGTTTCTGACGGCGCGATAGAAACGTCTAAAGAGCAGATTGATCGGTTTATTGAGCAAGCCGAATTGCGCATCTATAACACGGTGCAGTTTCCGTTTTTGCGCAAAAACATGACGGGTAATATTCAGTCAGGTAACAAATATCTTCAAGCGCCGAATGACTACCTTGCCACATATTCTTTGGCAGTGATTGATTCATCAGGTAACTACGAGTACTTGTTAAACAAAGACGTAAACTTCATTCGCCAGTCGTACCCTAATCCTACGACAGATACTGGGATTCCAAAGTATTACGCGTTGTTTGGCCCTGCAATTGTGGGTAGCGCAATTACAACTGAACTAACGTTTATTCTTGGCCCAACTCCTAATACTAATTACACAGCAGAGCTTCATTTCTATTACTACCCTGAGTCAATTACGACAGCGGGTACGTCATGGCTTGGCGATAACTTTGATACTGTGCTCTTGTATGGTTCACTGGTTGAAGCGTATACCTTTATGAAGGGTGAGCCTGACATGCTTGCTTTGTACGACGGTAAATACAAAGAAGCTCTTGCACAAGCTAAACGTTTGGGTGATGGTATGGAGCGTCAGGATGCTTATCGTTCTGGTCAATATAGACAGGCGGTGACCTGATGGCTTTCACAGGTAACTACTCCTGCAATACGTTGCGCACAGGCTTGATTAACGGTACGTTGAGATTTGCAACAGATACGTTTCGTTTGGCGTTGTATACCAACTCAGCTACATTGAATCAACTGACTGCGGCGTATACATCAGATGGCGAGACTTCTGGTGGTAACTATGTAGCTGGTGGCCAAGTAGTCACGGCAACGGTTAATACCGCGCTTGGTTCAAACAGTAGTACCATTTATGTGTCGTTTTCTAGCCCTGCTTGGACTGGTGCAATCACGGCTCGTGGCGCGTTAATTTACGATGTCACTACTGGCGCGGCTGTCTGTGTTTTGGATTTTGGAAATAACATAACATCGACACAAACTTTCACCGTAACGATGCCTGCTGACACCAGCACGGCTGCACTCATTAGACTTGTATAGGAGAAAATATGGCACTGGTCACAACCACCAAAGGCGAAATGGACGATTCTCTTCTTGAGAAAAAAGAAGGCTTCGTAGATAATGACAACGAGTACACCACTTGGGTGGAGTATTGGTTAGATGGAGAACTTGTGCATCGTTCTGCCCATGTTCAATTGAAAAAAGCTGTGACGTTTTCTGCGGAAGCAGCGTCTTTTACTTAAGGAGCCTAACATGGCAAATACACAATCAATGGTCACGGGATTCATGGGCAAGCTCATGACAGGTACACACAATTTTGGCGTAGGTGTTGTTCGCGCTGGTACTGGCGCAGACACGTATTACGGTGCTTTGTTGCTGGCAAGTGGCACATTCAACGCTTCGTCTTCTGACTACACCGGCACAATTGGTGCTACTGCTATGGCAGGCGAAGTTTCTGGTACGGGCTACACGCCGGGTGGCGTGGCTATTACCAATGCAAACCCTCCTACGGCTACCAATTCATCGGCTACTGCCGGTGTGGCTTTTTGGACTCCCTCTGCCAGCATCACCTACACAACCGTGACGCTTGCCACGGCGTTTGACGCTGTGATGATTTACAACTCTACGCAAGGCACTGGCGGCGCATATCCTGCTGTAAGTATCCATACGTTTGGTTCACAAACAATCACTGCTGGCACGTTTACTTTGACGATGCCAACAAACAATACTACAAATGCTTTGATCCGCTTGGCTACAACCTAATAGGGCCGGTGGGGTAACTCACCGGAGTAGCCATGTTTGGAATCTCCGCATTCGCCGAAGCGCCGTTCGCCTCGCTTGCGGGGCAGACGGTAGTTGTTGACCTTACCGGCGTTCAGGCATCTGGCGCGGTAGGGAGCATTGGTGCGGCTAATCGTACTGTTGCGCTTACTGGCGTTGAAGCGGCAGGTTCAGTTGGTACTGTTGTTGGAGACAACGTTGTCGCACTAACTGGGGTTGAGGCGCTTGGTGCGGTAGGAGATGTTACAGAAACTAACAGCCCGGCTGAAGTTGGGGTGTTGGCTAACGGCGCAGTTGGAACCATCTCAAT